AACAATCTTGCGGGAGGTTATAAAAGTTCGAGATCTTCGCCTCGCACTCGAGCGCCGCCTTCCGCGTCCTCTTTATCGAGAGTATCCAGAGATTCTCCGCGTCCTCCTGACGCATCCGTTCGGCCGGTCGAAAAATTCCGCCCTTACGAAAGAGCTCGCACTGACCGACGCGCCACCGATCGCCGCGGCGCATTAAATAAACCGCGTACGCCGCGTGAGCCGCGCTCGTCCAGCGTATTAGCCACCGGTGCTCCGGGGTACATCTCGTCGTTTTTCCGTCCGCCGTCGTAACCCGGAGGAGCTCCCCGGAAAAATGGCGCGAGGCCTTCCGGAAGGCGCTCCCAGTTTTCTGCCCCGATACTCGAGCTCGCTTCCGGTCGTACCAGACGAGCCGATCTCGCTCCGGATCGAGCAAGTAAAGCTCCTGTTCTCCGCGCGTCGTCTCTACGAGCGTCTCCGGAGGCTGACACTGGTCATCGTCCCCGGCCAGGATCAGCCAGTCCATGTTCTCACCCCACCTGCGCACGAGCGCCAGCTCCACCGGCGTGAAGTCCTGGACCTCGTCGAAGAACCCGATCCGGGCGTCGCCGGGCGGGTAGTGGGGCCCGTACCGTAGGGTGATCTCGATCATGTCGGTGAAGTCCATCAGCCCGTTCTCGTTCTTCCACGCCGTCCACCTCCCCTCGAACTCCTGGACGGTCGGGCGCCACAGCTCCCTCGGCCTCATCTGCGCCCGCATGGTCTGGAGCTCCGCCATGATCTCGTCCCCTCGGGTCTGCCCGGTCTCGTCCCCGAATGGCTCGTCCACGTTGGCCTTCCCCTTCGGCGTGAGCGCCAGCGCGGGGTGCAGCTCGTTCCACTCCTTGGCGTGGACCTCGGCGATCTCGGGCCGGCCCTGCATGCGGTAGCACAGCGCGTGGAGCGTCCCGACCTGGTCGCGCGGGATCGGCAGGTTGCTCTTGGTGAGCTCGAGCGCGGCGGCCTTCGTGAAGGTCGACGCCATCACGGCCTCGGACCCGTACTTCATGGCCGTGCGCTCGATCACCTCCCCGAGGTACGTGGTCTTTCCGGTCCCGGGCGGCCCGAACACGCGGTACTCTCCGGCCCGCTCGCTCAAAACGCCCCCCTATATAGGGGCGCGGTCGACGGGGCGGAAACGGGGAACAGGCGACCGTGTGCACCAGCCGACGACGTCGTTATAAATATGGTTATCAGGCATGTTTCCATCGTGATTACAGCTCCTTACGAGGGCGCGGATAATTAGGATAACGTAGAAACCCCCAGGTTATCAAGCACTTTCTCGTAATGATTCCGTATGGTTACGGGCGATCGGATAACTTGGATAACGCATTTTCAAATTCGTTTCAAAAAAACAAAACGCTCCCCATATACGGGTATTGCTCGAAAACGTCACTTCTCGACCTCGAACCGCCACACGCTGCGCGTGGTCGCCGAGCCCCCGATCTGGAAGTGTCGGCGAGTCGGGGCGCACCCGATCAGCCTCAGGAGGCTGGCCAGGTCCTTGCAGCTCCGGCGGTCCATCCGGTTGATCCAGACGTACTTCCGCAGGGAGTCCAGGAAGAAGTAGACCACGCCGTCGTCGTCGACGAACGGGGCCCGCGCGCTCCCGGCCTCGTTGGCGTCCTTGGTCGGCCTCGTCTCCTCCAGGTAGTCCGCCAGCCAGCCCCGGACGCTCCCGAAGTCCGTCCCCTCCTCCCCGACCTCGACCTCCTCGCAGACGTCCAGGAGGTGCTGCTCGATGATCGCCCAGGCCGGCGTCTTGTACCTGGGGATGGACTTCCCCGTGGCGGCCGCCACGTGGGTGCGAAACGCCCGCTGGTCGATCAGCCCGGCCACGCCGCCGAGCATGATCGCCCCGCGCGCCGTCTCCAGGCGGTACGAGGGCGGGTCGCTCGTGTACTTGACGATCCGGTGGATCGCGATACCGAGGACCTCCGACAGGCAGGTCAGGAGCTCCCCCCGGTCGGCGGGCTCGGAGGAGGCCTCGGAGCCGGCGACCTCGTCCGTGTTCGACAGCTCCGAGAGCCGGTCCAGCGACCGATCCTTCTTGATGTAGTTCCGGGCCTGGCGGAGCGTGATCGCGTAGTAGTCGACCCGCTCGTGGTGCTTGTCGTCCCCGTGCTTCTCGTGGGAGGCGACCAGCAGGTCCACGATCTCCTGGTTGGTCCAGTCCACCATGGCGGCCTGGACGGCCAGGCTCATGTCGTACCCCGAGGACGACGTGTCGTTGAGGTCCTTGCGCGTCCTCTCCCAGGTGCCCTTGAACTTCGGGCTGTTGTTGATGAACACGTCGAACTTCCGGAACGGCGGGTTGGCCCCGGCCCTCAGCGTGAAGGTGTCGCCGGCGCCCTCCTCGCCCGTACCGCGAGACTTCTCGGGGGCGGGCGTGTCTCCCACCACGTCGGGCGGGATGGCGTCCTCGAGGTCGCTGACCAGCCAGCGCTTGCCCTCGCTCGGCTCCTCGAGGAACGACGCCGGCGTGGGAGGAGAGCTCTTGCGGTTCATCGTCCCCGGGACGCGCATCACGCGCGCCAGCTCCCAGACGCTGTCCATCTCGACGCCGAGGTCCTCCATCGCCCGGCGCTTGATCGTGGCCGTCCACAGTTGACTCAACCGCTCGGCTCGGGCCCGCTCCTCGTCGTCGTCGAACCACCACGGCTCCTTGAACAGCCACCAGGCGTGGATGCCGCCGCCGGAGGAGACGACCATCGTGGGCTCGAGCCCGAGGCAGCCGACGATCCGCTCGGCCTCCTTGTACGTTTTCGGGAGTCGCTTCTTCTTGTGCCCCGGCCCCTCCACGTCTACGTCGATGACGATGCCGGAGATCCCCGCGATCTTGTGGGACGGGCACCGCCGCTTGTGCAGGTCCTTCTTGGGGACGCCGAAGTCGGCCGGGGCGATCCCGACGCCCACGTATACGTCGTGCTTCGGGCGGAGCGCGGCGGCCTTCTTCGCCGCGGCTTCGGCGGACGGGGCCCAGTGGGACCTCTTGTTGGGGAGCGTCCAGACGAGGACCTGGCGATCGCCGTCCACGTCCCTGAACAGGGCGTCCATGAAAGTCTCGATGTCTCGCCGCCAGTCCCCGCCGGCGGCCTTCTTCTTCGCCATGCTCGCCTCCGTCGATGAGGGTTCCGGGGGAGGGGACCGACGCCCCTCCCCCTCCGTCCAGGCTCGGGTGCTACTCGTCGGCGAACGGGTTGTCCTCATCGTCGGCGGGCGGCTTGTCGGACGCGGCGCTCCCCTCGGCGGCGTCGACGTCGCCCTGGTCGACCTCCACGTCGACCGTCTCCACGTCGGGGTCCTCGGACGCGGCGTCCTCCTCGGCCTGGTACATCACGGACGAGGCCGCCGTCGCGAGGATCCCCCGGAGGGCCTTCGTGTACTTCTCGATCCGGGGCCGGACCTCCTCGGGGACGACGGACACCATGCGAGGGCGCAGCCCGGCGAAGGCCGCGATCTTCTTGCTGCTCAGCGTCTGCAGCCCGAGCTCCGTGACGACCTCGGAGTAGAGGAGGTCGCGCTGGGTCAGCTTGACCATGTAGTCCGTGACGGGCCTGATGCTCCCCGGCGGGCCGATGATGACGCACGGCAGCGACTCCTCGGGCCTGACCAGGTAGAGCAGCCGCTGCTCCTTGCACTCCTTCCCGCCCGTCTTGGTGCCGCCGAAGACGTTCTTCTCGCACTCCCGGCAGAGGCCGCCGGGCGTCCCCTGGCCGGTGATCCCGTCGGACGACGAGCAGTCCGGAGGTGATCCTCCTCCCGACTCCTCGAAGGGCGTCTCGTAGTAGACGCGCCCGACGCCGAAGTACACGATGATGCCGGTCACGCTGTCCACGGGGGCCGGGCCCTCCTCGAGCGTGTCGACCATGAACTGCCTGGAGTCCCCGGACGGGACGTGGATCCGCTCCATGTTGAACTCCCCGAAGGTCCCGCTGGGGAAGTTCTGCTGGATGATGTTCGCGAGCCGGTCGGGGCTCGCCTTGACGATCGCGAAGCTCTCGAGCTTCACCAGGGCCGTCGATTCTGATTCCTTTTTCTTTCCCATGTCGTTCTCCTTGGTTCGATCTTCGTTAGAGTCCGTGGTCCCCGCGAAAGCTCGCGAGGACCGACTTGACCACGCCGTCCACCTCGGCCGCGTGGGAGTGCAGCGACTGATAGACTCGTTCGTCGATCGTGCCGCTCGCCACGAGGTAGTAGTAGATGACGGGCCGCTCCTGGCCCGGCCTCCTGATCCGCTTCTTCATCTGACGGAAGGCTCCCAGGGAGAAGCCGGGGCTGTAGAACACGCCGTACCGGGCGAGGACCAGGTCGTTGAGTCCCTCCTTTCCGGACCTCGCCTGGACGGCGATGACGGCGCCGGGCGTCTTGATCCATCGGTCGAGCTCCTTGCGCTGCCCGGAGAACTCGAACGACGGGCGCTTGACGTCCCGGTGCGCCGCCGCCTCGTGGATCTGCTCCAGATCCGGCTTGAACATCGAGAACACGACCACGCGCTCGTCCCTCCTGAAGTCCTGGAGGAGCTCGCGGAGCAGGTCGCGCTTGCCCGTGCAGACGCGACTGACCATGCCGTCGTCGTCGGTGACGTGCCCCGCCGTGATCTGCTGGAACCTCAGCAGCCGGACGAGGGCGTTGTCGGGCGTGACCTCGCCGCTCTCGAGCTCCGCGACCATCTGCGTCTCGAGGTCGTCGTACACCCCCCGGGCGTAGTCGCACAGGGAGAAGGTTCTGGTGATGTGCTGCTCGGGCGGGAGGTCCTGGCAGTCGTCGGCGTCGACGATGTAGGCGATCGAGTGGAAGCGACGCGTGAACTCGTCCTCGTTGATCCACCGGACGACCTCGTGGCCGCTGGAGCCCCCCTCGATAGCGAACTCCTGCTTGTGCGCCGAGTAGTTCGTGCCGTACACCCCCGGGTCGATCGCCCGGTACTGGGCGTAGGCGTCGAGCTTGCTGTGCGCGAGCGGCGTGCCCGTGAGGTCCATCCGCTTGCGCGCCCGGCTCCGGAGGTCGGCGCAGAACCACGAGGCCTTCCCGCCGGGCTTCTTGATGTTGTGCCCCTCGTCCAGGCCGACCACGTCCCACATCTGCTGGAGGACGAGGCCGGTGGAGACGCGCCGCTGCCGGTCTTTCCCGTCCCGCCCCTTGTAGGTCTCGTACTCCGGGCCGAGGGGCGGGCGCCAGGCCGACTCGTAGTTGACCACGGCCAGGAGCGGGCGCCCGTCGCGGGCGCAGCGCTCCAGCCACTCCTGCAGGGCGTCGGCCTTCTTCCGGACCCCCCCGAAGGCGGTCCTCAGGGCCTCGTGGCCGTGCTCCCGGCCGCGCAGCTCCTTGGACCCGAGGATCAGCGCGATCCCGCCCCAGTCGTCCACCAGGTGCTTCTCGATCTGCTCCGGCCACGTGCGGTCGGTCACATACGGCGGCGCGATCACCAGCGCCAGCCGGGCGCCGGTGTTCACCATCACGTCGATGAACACCTTCGACTTTCCAGTCCCCATGTCCATCCCGAGGAGGCTCCCGGGGAGCGTGCGCGCGACCCAGTACGCCACGAGCTGGTGGTCCCACGGCGCCATCTTGGTGCGCGGGATCGGCTTGAGCCGGGCGCCGGGCGTCCGGATCCGCTCGGCCGTGACCAGCTTGTTCGCCAGCGCGGCGAGGGCGTCGAAGCCGGGCGCCCGGGCGAGGTCCGGGAATCGGTCGCGCGCCAGGTCCATCATCCTGATCGCGACCCACGGCGTGGCCAGGGCCCACCAGGACCTCGCGTTGGGGTCCCACTCGGCCGACGGGATCGCCTTGCAGAAGGAGTCCTTGAGCTTGAACGGGACGTCGATCCAGACGCGGCCGAGCTCCTTGTCCACCGAGAACCGGGCCATCAGGCGATCACCTCCTTTCTGGTCGGCCTCGGCTCGATCCTGCCGGTCTCCTCGAGCCAGCGCCAGATGTCGAGGGCGCTCCCGGCGAACAGCATCTCCGGCTCGCCCGCGCGCCTCACCACCGAGACCAGGCGGCTCGGCGCGTACTCCCACTCGAGCCCGAGCCGGGCGAGGACCTCCGAGAGCGACAGCCAGCGCCAGCTCTCCCACTGCATCGGGGCCGCGGCCGTCATCGCCGGCGGCTCTTCCCGGCCTTCCGGGACTTCAGGGTGGTCTTGGTGTACAGCCCGATCTTTTCGGCCCAGGCGTCGGGGAGCTCCTGGTCGGCCTCGTCCATCTCCCTGATCGCCGCGTCGAGCGACCCCTTGTGGTAGTCGTACCTCACCAGGTGCTTGAGCGGCCCGAACTGCATGATCAGCTTGCACGCCTCCGGGCGCTCGACCTTCACGCTGGCCACGACCAGGCGGTTCACGTAGATCGTGCGGCCGCGCGTGAGCGTCATGTTCTGGATGCCCTCCCGGACGAAGTGGTTGGTGAGGTCCCCGTCCTCCCCGCCCAGCTCCGCGATCCGGTCCTTCACCTTGCGGAGCTTCGCCTCGAGCTCCCGCTTCTCCTCGACCATGTCGAGGAACTCCGCCATCCAGGCGTCGATCTGCTTCTTCGTCGTCATGTCGGTCTCCCTTCGTCGTTAGTGTTAGTCTCGCTGTTTCTATTACCTGTTTCCTAAAAGTCGTCCCCAGGCCTCTGGAGGTGGTCCTGGAGCGCCATCAGCGCCGCGCGCTGGAAGTCCGCCCAAGCCTCCTTGTCGTACCAGTGTTAGTAACGTCCGTGAGGAGTGCGTACTCACGCCGGATCCGCTTCACTTCGCCCTCGAGCTTGTCGATGCGGGCCGCGGTGCTCAGGGCCCCCTGCTCGACCTTGACGAGCCGGACCCGGACCTCCGCGCGCTCCTCGTCCTGGGCGGTCACCTGCTGCAGGAGCTTGTTCAGGTTCCCCTCGAGGGCGGTCAGCCTGTTCATCACCTCCGTTGCCGAGAGCGCTGGCCACTCCTGCTCGAGCTTCTCTCCTGCCGCCGAGACCGGCCCGGCGGCGGCATCCTTGCTCCGGTCATTCATCACCGTCAGCCTCCTCCGGATCCGCCGTGAGCCCGTGCTCGTCGTGCACCACGGAGCCCTCGTGCATGACGATCCCGATCTTCCCGCTCTCGTCCACCAGCTCCACCCACGCCTGGAGCACCCTGTCCCCGCAGAGCTCGTCGAGCTGGGCGCGCGTCCGGGAGTCCAGGAGGGAGCCGTCCTCGATCTTGAACACGCCGAACGCCGGGTTGGCCGCCACCAGCGTGGTCACGCCGGCGAGGATCCGCTCCATCGCGCTGCAGTCCCACAGGGGCCTCCCGTTCAGGGTCACGCCGTGCTCGTCGTCGAACGACATGCCCGGCATCGGGAGCTCGGCCCGCGCCAGCCCGTCCTCCTTCCTCGCGTCGAGCTCCTCGATCCGGCGGGTGTGGTCCGTGTACGACCGCGCCGCCTCCTTGAGCTCCTTGCGCCTCCTCCTGGCGAGCTCGGAGTCGGCGGCCTTCTTGCTCGTCTCGGCCGCGGCGGCCAGGTCCGCGTCGACGGTCTTCAGCTCGGCCCGGGCCTCCAGGGCCTTCTCGGTGGCGCCCCTGAGCCGATCGGTCGCTTTGTCCCGCTCGAGCACGGCCTCCTTCCCGGCCTTCTTGATGTCGACGACGGCGCTGCGATGCTTGACCAGCGCCGCCTGGGCCGTCTCCAGGAGCTTCGTGATCCTGCGGATCTCGAGCTCGGCGGCCTTGACCTCGTCCTCCTTGTTCGTCAGGTCGCTCTTGCACTCGTCGACGGCCGACTGGGCGTCGAGCGCGGCGCGGTCGGCGTCCTCCTCGATCCGGATCACGGCGCCGAGCTCCTCCTTGCGCGCGAGGAGTCCCTTCGTGTCCGGCTCCTCGACGTACTCGCCCGGCTTCGGCAGCCCGGCCACCTGCCCCTCGAGCTCCCGCTTGCGCTGCCCGATCTTCTTGCGCGCCTCATACTCCTCCTCGCGCTCGGCGTCGATCGCGTCCAGGTCGATCCCGATCGGGGCGATCTTGAGCAGCAGGTCCCGGACCTTCTTGGGGTTGTACTTGCTCTCGCGCGCGAGCTCCATGGGGTCCCTCGCGTACCGGTCGAGCTGCTCCCCCTTGGACCCGCCGTTGAGGAGCTGCTGGAGCCGGTCGAGCACGGCCTGCGGGCTCTTGAGCCTCACCAGCCCGGTCTCCTCGTCGGGCTCGCCGTCCACGGCCTCGGCGTCGATCGCGTAGTCCGGCTTGCCCCACACCCGGAGGCTGTCCGAATTCGACGTGAACGTCCACTCGACGACCAGGTCGTTGATGGTCATGGTCTTCTTCTGCGCCAGGCCGACCTTGACTTTCCCCTTCCTGGCGCCGTCGCGCAGGGGCTTGACCGGCCTTCCACCGGCCCCGGCGGTCGCCGCGAAGATCGCGGCGCACGCGCTCGTCTTCCCGTCCGTGTTGAACCCGCTGACCTCGATGCAGTTCGTCCCCTCGCGCGGGAACACCTGCAGGAGGTGGATGTTGCGGAAGTTCTCCACGTGCAGCTCGCTCACCACGAGCCGGTCGCTCTTCTCTTCTTTCATCGGAGTCTCCTTTCGTCTTCGTCATTCGTTAGTCGGTCGTTCGCGGGAGGGACGCCTTGACTCGGCGCGGGTGGTCGTGCTATGGGTAGGCCCGACCGTGGGGATGTTCTCGCCATCTTGCTCGGTCTCCTTTCGCTTCGTTTCAGGCGCCCCGCCACCTCGGCGGGGCGTCGGTTTTTAGGCCTCCGGCTCGTCGGGGAAGAGCCAGGCCAGGAGGGCGGCGTGCGAGATCCGGATCGGAGGCCTCTGACCTCCCGCCGTCCCCGGCCGGATGGCCTCTATCACGCCCTCGCTCACCAGCCGCCGGATCGTCTTCGGCTTGTAGTTCGCGATCGTCGCGGCCTGGGCGACGTCGAGCGGGTCCGGGTACTCGGCGAGGGCCTCCTGGATCACGCCCCTCGTCAGCTTCAGCCGCGCCTCCTCTCCCTGGTTCCTGTCCACTCTATCACCTCCTCTCATCCGAACAGCCCGAGCTGAACGCCGACCGCGTGGCGGTCGAGCCGGACGATCCGGTCGTCGCTCCACACGCTCTCCAGCGTCTCCTCGTCGTAGCCGTTCAGGTAAAACGGTCCGTTCATCCTTCCGTCCGGAGGCGACTCGAGGCGGAGTACCAGGTGAACGTGCTCGGGCGACGGGGCGGGCCCGCCGTCGCAGTTGATCTCCTCGAGGTAGCTCGGACAGGTGCAGCCCCGGACCACCTCCTCCACCACGTACGGGCCCGTCCCGTAGTTCGTCTCGATCACGTCGCCTCTTCTGAGCGTCATCGGTCGGCCTCCAGCGCGCCGCGCGCCGCGCGCGTCGTGCGCGCTGGACTCTCCTATATCCTATTATGTCCTATTTTGTCCATACCCCCGGAGGAGTAAACAGCTGTCGGTAGAAAAATTTTTTTGGAGTAGTAGGAGCGCGGGCGTGCCCCCCCCCTGCTTCCTGGAAGGGGGGGCTGCGGGGAATTCTCAGATGGCCTGGAGGACGGCCTCGAAGAAGCCGTCCGGGGCGGCGTTCGCCGCGAGGATGAGGGCGACGGCGAGCCCGGCGGCGACGATGATGATCGCTATGCCCTTGGGCGTGAGCCGGCGCGGAGGGTCCTCGCCGGAGACGCGCGCGTGGAGGTCCGGGCGGTCGGCGACGGGCGCTTCCTCGGCGGCCTCCTCGGCGGTTCGGATCTCGTCGAACCGCGCCATCAGGACCTCGAGCCGGCTGATGTCGGTCGTGGTCGCCTCGGCCGTGGCGTCGAGCCGGTCGAAGTGGTCGTTGCAGTGCTCGATCTGGTCGGTCAGCTTCTGCGTCTGGGCCGAGACCTTCCGGTCCACGCAGCCGAGGATCTTCTCGACGGACTCCATGCGGTCCGTCAGGGGCTGGAGAAGAGACTGGATGTCGGAGATGGTGAGCTCGGCCATCTACAGCTCCTCGACGTCAACGTACTCCCGATAGTCGTTGCCGCGAATCGTCTGGTTCGCGCCGGAGTTTTGCAGGAATCGTACGTCGAAGAAGTCACCGGAGGCGAGGTCGATGATCGCCGATCCTTGAAGATAAAGTCCGACGTTTCCCGCCGGCGTCGCGGGGAACATGAACCCGTTGAGGAGCACGTGCGTTACGGTCGGGCCTGGCTCGGTCTTGTAAAGCAGGATCTCGGCAACTTCACCCTCCGTCCAGTTGGCGTCGACGTCGATGGTGATCGTCACGGAGACGCGGAGCTTCATCGCGCGGTCGGCGGTAAACTTCCAGCTGGCGCCGACCGTCACGCGGTCGGCGTCGGGGTCGTCTAGGATCTTCGTGTCGAAGTCGATGATGTCCGTGGATCCGGTCGCGACGACCTGCGGCGTATCCTTGCCGTAGCGAGCGACTATCTTCTCCTCGGCGAAGAACTTGACCCACTTGTAGATGAGGTTCAGGAGCCAGTTGAAGTACTGGAACGGCGGCTTCTCGCCGCTGATCCAGCCGAGGTCCTTCTTCGCCTCGCCGGGCTCCACGATCCCCACCTCGTCGGAACACCACTCGGGATAACTCGTCGGTTTCGCCATGTCCTTGTTCTCCTGAAATAAGCTGGTAGCGCGCTCACGAACATCGAGAACGACTCGTCTCTTCTTCGACTACTCCCCGACGACGGCCGAGAACGTGCCGCCCACGCCGGCGTCTCCCGAGTCCCCCATGCCGAGCCCGTCGCCGCCGTCGAAGCAGAACGCCGCGCCGTCTGGGTCGGACTCTATCAGGCGGACCCGCACGCCCGCAAGGGCCGTGTCGTCGAGGAACGTCAGCAGCGTCGAGTCCCCGCCCGAGAACGGGACCTCGCCGTCGTAGTTCATCTCCACCCACCCGGGGTAGACCTCCATGGTCCGGATGATCGTCGAGGAGGTCAGGAGCTGGAGGACCTGGATCAGCCGCTCCGGGTCCCCCTCGCTGACGTTCTTCGCTATCTGCGCGCCCAGGTAGGCGCGGTACTGGTCGTCGGTCCACAGGCCGTCGCGCTCGAGCCCCACGACGCGCCCGATCAGGTCGAGCTGAAGCCCGACGGCGACGGAGAGGAACCGCTCCGCGAGGAGCTGCCACAGGGCGTTCTCGAGCTCCTGGTACTGGTTCGCGATCGCGGTCAGCAGCGCGGCGTACCTCGGCTTGTCGTCCTTGAACTGGGCGAGCCTCAGCGCCAGGGTGCGCTCGAGGTGGTCCGTGATCTGAGTCGTCATCGTTCTACCTGTCCAACCGGGTGCGGATCCGTCTTAAAACGCTCACGGGATCACGCAGTAGATCTGATACCGCGTGATGTTCGCCACCTCGTCGGCGGCGATCGTGATGTTGCTCGTTCCCGTCGGCGGGGGCGGCGGGCCGCCGGGCCCCGCGGCTTCGTTCATCTTCAGCGTGATCCCCTCCACGTCGTCGGTCTCGTTGACGGGGATGTAGTACCGGGACAGGATCACGTCCTCCCCGATCGTCTGCTCGGTCGCGCCGAACGTCTCGATCGCCTCGATGATCACCTTGCAGTCCCCGGCGGCCGCCTGCGTGTTCGTCAGGGTGAGCTTCGCGGCGTCGTTCACGCTCACCGAGTAGGCGTAGCCGGGGAAGTCCTCGGCGCCCTTGCCGCTCTCGAGGGTGATCAGCGGCCCGACCGTGGAGGCCTTCACCGGAACCCAGTCCGGGTTGACGCCGTTCTGGATCAGGCTCACGAGCTCCGTGGCGATCTCGTCCTTCGTCTTCCCGACGGCCGCGTAGGTGAAGTCCACGCTGTTGATCGTGATGGTGTAATCGCCGTCGGCGTTGTCGATGACCTCCACGGTGTCCGTCTGCGTCGTCCCCTCGGTGAACACCGAGCCGACGGCGAGCTCCACGCGGATCCAGATCTCGACCTCCGTGGCGTCGGAGTACTCCATGTCGTGGGAGAACCCCATGGAGTCGGTCACGGCCTGGGTGTTGTCTCCGTGGGCCTTGATCCCCGCGCCCTTGACCTCCCATATCTTGTCGGCGACGTCCTGGGCCGTCGCGGATCCGGCCACCACGGCCTCGAAGGAGTGGGGCGGGCGCCCGTCCCCGTCGTCCACGTCTCCGTCGTTCTCGATCACCAGCGCCTCGGTGAGGTCCTCCACGTCGGCCTTCAGGCGGGCCCTGATGGCCTCCACGGTCCCCGCCCCGATTACCTGCAGGGACTGCGCCCGGCGGAGGCGGAGCTCCGAGTCGGTCTCCTCGGCGCGCCCCACGGTGGCGTCGGCGGCGTTCGTCACCGAGTCCCACCCGGCCACGGGCGTCTCGATCACCGTGAGCGTTCCCGCGATCGCCGGCACGACCCCGGCGGTCTGGGCCTGGACGGAGATGTCCACCGTCCCCCCGGCGCCGATCGTCGCCTCCGCCAGGGTGTCCCACCTGGTGCCCGTGACGTTGTGCGAGACTGTCTTTCCCGCCGCGATCACCGTGCCGACCGTCCCCGTCGCGGTCACGGTCGCGGTCGAGTACGACTCGGCGATCCTGGCCACGCCCACGAGCGCGCAGCACCCGTCCTGGCTCGTGCCCGTCGCCTCGTCCGGGTCGAACGCCTTGTGCACGTCCTCGGCGAGCTCCCAGGCGTCGGCGCACGGTCGGAGGCAGGCGCCCAGGAAGGTCTCGAGGACGGGGAAGCGGTCCAGGTCGATCGACGTGGGGAAGTACCCTGAATTCTCGAGCTCCGTCTTCACGTCCTCGAGGATGTCCTCGAGGCGCTTCCTGACGAAGCCGGTGGCGGTCAGTCCGTAGGTCGTCACGGTACGGTCTCCTCGAGCTCAACGACGCCGTCGGCGGTCAGCGCCTTCAACGTCACGGTGAACTCTCTCGTTGATTGGTCGTACATCGTCGAGAACGACTGGAGCTCCTCGACGCCCTCCGTGCCGAGCACGGCGTCGCGCAGGATCGCGTCGACCAGCGCCAGGTTCGGCGCCTTCTTGTGCACGTCCTGGAAGTACGGGACGCCCCTCGAGGTGTCGAGGTAGTACTCTCCTCGGAACCACCGAAGAACGACCTGGAGCCGTTGGCGCACGAGCGTGATGTCGGTGCTGGTCACTAGGAGGTCGTCGTCATCGTCCAGGTCCAGGTCGCCCTCCGGTATGGATACGGTCTCCACCCAGGGCCCGTGCTGGAACTTCCAGGCGTCGTCGAGCATGGTTCCGGCGAGGGTCCACCCGCCGTAGATCGTGAGGCGCCGGCGTCCGGCGTCGTAGTCCCCGCACAGCGCCCGCCGCGCGGGCGGCTGGGAGGTCGGCGAGTACTCGCTCCACGTCTCCGATCCTTCCACGAGCGTCAGCTTATGCAGGTCGTTGAAGTACGTGTCCAGCGCCGGCGTGGAGTCGAAGCCGCCGGTCAGGAGCATCACCAGCTGGTGGGAGTCGTAGGCCGCCAGGGCGCCGGCCCTAACGTTCGGGGCCGTCCCGCCAGGGGAGAGCGTCGCCCAAGCCTCGGCCCCGTCCGTGAGGTCGAGCTCCACCAGGTCGTTCTGGGGCCCGCCCGCGGCGGCGCCCCCGAAGATGACGGCTCGCCCGTTCACGCCGTCGCGCGGGTCGAAGATCCCGGCCATCTCGTACCGGGCCGACGGCGCGACGCCGCCGGGCGCGAGCTGGGTCCACGTGAGGGTAGACAGGGCGAGCTCCCACACGTCGATAAGGTGGCCCGTGTCCAGGTTGAACCCGCCGATCAGAATTCCGCGATCGTTGATCGAGTCGAGGACGAAGAGGCCGCCCGCCCGGCGCGGGGGCGGGCCGCCGACCGGGGCCAGGGTGCTCCACGCCTCGGCGCCCTCCTCGAGGGCGAGCGCGTGCAGGTCGTTGTAGTAGTCGCCGGCGCCGCCGCCGTCGACGCCGCCGAACGAGATGACTCGGTTGCGGGCCGCGTCCAGGATCGACATCGCCGCGTAGCGGGCGGCGGGGGGGGTACCCGACGGGGAGAGCGCGACGGCCACCTCGGTCGCCAGGTCGACGTCGATCACCTCGTTCGTGAACGTCCCGCCGTCGAGGTACCCGAGGAGGATGAACAGGCGCCCGCGCCCGGCGTGGTAATGGGCGTTAGAGTAGCTCCGCGCCGCGAGCGTCGCGGGGAACGCCGCGAGCTGCGACCAGTCGAGCGACGGCGGCACGGCCCGCTGCCAGGTCTTCGCGCTCTCTACGAGCTGCAGGTCTCCGCTCATGCCACCGTCCCCGTTCCGGTCCCGACCGTCGGCGAGGTGCTGCCGCCGGACGTGACCGCCGTCGCGGCCCCGGTCGTCGTCGTGCTGACGACCGCGTTCGTTTGAACGTGAGTTATGATCGCCCCGGCCACCGCCGTCCAGAGGATGGTGGCCTCGGCCTCCTGCGCCGCAGTCAGCTCCATCGTCCCCTTGATCGCGGCGACGATCTCGGCGCCCAGGTTCGTCGCGTTCATCGCCATGTTACGGTCTCCCCGCGCTCCTCGTGTTTTCGGATACGGGTGTACACCCCGCAGATCCACTGTACGCAATCTTCGGGCCGATCACCCCCGTAAACGGAGCACGAGTCGTCGGCGCCCAGGTACGGGCAACGCTTCGACAGGATCGGCCGCCGGAAGTGGATCGAGAACTTGATCCGCTCCTCGATCGACAGCGCCTTGCAGCACTCCCCGCACATCACGCACGAGTTGTCGATCTTCTTCCCGCCGTCCGTCAGGTCGGTCACAGCGTCCCCTTTATCTTCGCCAGGTCGGCCTTGATCGTGGTGAACGTCGCGACCTGGTCGAGCGGCTGGGGCCCGAGCATCGTCAACGTCTTCGCTATAATCAAGGCGTCGAGGAGCTGGTCGACCAGGTCCCCGAGCTCCGCCTGGTCGTTCCCGATCGCGACCTTCTTGTCGGCGCCGCCGTAGATCTTCGCGTCGCAGTCCGGGTGGTGGAGCCTCACGGCGTCGGCGTCGGCCGCCGTCACGTCCGCGAACGACGCCAGGCCGGGGATCGCCAACCCGTCGGAGAGGTCGTGCGTCCTCGGGTCTCGCGGCTCCGCCTGGCCGCCCTTCGACAGCCACTCGTCGAGGGAGCGGTCGCTGAACAGGAGGAGTACCAGGTCGCCCGGCTCGATCGGGAACGTGAGCGCGCCGCCGCCGCCGCCGACGAACACGACCGGGACGTTGACGACCACCGGGAGCGCCTGCCACGTCCCGTCTGCGAGCGGGCGGCTGACCAGGGGCTGAACCGACGCCCTCCGCTCGGTCTCGTCGTACTCCGTGACCTCGCCGACCTTCACGCAGTTGAGCTCCTCCATGCGCCGGACGAGCGCCGTCTTGAGCAGGTCCGCGAGCGTCGGGGTCTGTCCCATCACGCAGCCTCCGCGGCCTCGGCCGTGGTGCTCCAGGCGGCCCCGTGGGTGTCCCCGTCGTGGACCACCCGGTCGACCTTGAACACGCCGGCGACGTACTCGCTCTCGATCTTCACCCTCCGGGTCGGTCGGATCTTCGGCTGCAGGAGCGAGACGACCTTCACGCGACCGTCCTCCTCCTTCGTCGGGGCCCCGACCATCCCGGTGCTCTTGTTTAGCAGGACGGCGGCCTCGCTCGACCACTGCCCCTTGGGCATGATCACGAGCTCGTTGTCCTGGATGCTCCAGTCCGAGTCGAGCTTCGCGGCGATCTTGTCCATGGCGTCCTTCGCCAGCCCTTCCATGCTGAACCCGTTGGCGAACGTGTCGGCCAGCGAGCCCTTGATCTCTCCGACGACGGCGCCGACGGAGAGCGACGTCTTCAGCTCCTCCACGATCTCGGAGATCGAGGCGCCGGGGCCGAAGCTCGCCGAGACGCGGCCCTGCTCGACGGCCCGGGCGCCGTCGTTGCTCTCGATCGTGGTGACCCTGTCCGCGCTCTGCCGCTCGTGGGAGACCTTCGTGACGTCCCCCTTCCAGACCACCTCCTCCTGACCGTCGTACCCGGCCCGGAGGATCACGACGTTGCCGCTCTCCTCGATCCTCCCGATCGTCCGGTCGCTGAGGTTGTAGACCTTCAGGACCATGCTGTTCGGGTCGCTCGTGATCGCCTTCTCGATCTGGAACGAGAACCGGAGCCCTCGGATCAGGAGCCCCTCGGATCCGGCAGGCCCGATCAGGGCCGAGGCCGTCCTATTGAAGAGCCGCAACTTCGGCCTCCGTGAGGTACAGGAGCAGAACGCGCCCGCCCAGGTCCTCCCTCCCGGGGTCGAGCCCCGTTCCGGCGGTGTCGTACGCCATGAAGTCGCCGGGCGGGAGGTCGGGATTCACGTATCGATCCGTGAGCGGCCAGTTCGCCACCAGCTTGATCCCGGCCAGGAGGACGGTCTCGTCCTGCTCCTTGACGTCCATGGTCCAGAACGCGCCCCGGACGTTCCACCGAAACACGAGCCGGTAGACCTCCCCCTCGAGGGTGACGGTCATCGAATAAGCGGGGTAGTCGCTCGTCGTCGGTACGATCTTCACTGAAACCTCGATTTTAGGGGTCGCCTGGCGCCGCTCTCGGCGCCTGACGAGCTCGAAGGTCGTCCCCGACTGAGGACAGCCGGGGTTCCGGTCGTCGCTCTACGGGCCTCTCAGGAGCCCGAATCAGCCGAACACGAGCCCATAGGCCACGCTCGCCGGGTCGGACACGTCGGTCGGGGCGTCCTCCGTCGCCTGGCGCCCCAGGTCGCGCTCGCTCTGCCCCTGGTCGGCGTGGTCCTCGTCGACGATCGACTCGGGGATCGACACGACCTCCGACTCGACCACGTTCACCGTCTTGAGCTCCACCGAGAATCTGATCCCGCCCTCCCCCCCGGCCGCCTTCGGGACGGACAGGCGCTCGATGACCATCTTGTCGTAGGACCGGAGGGCCGTGACGACGGAGACCTGCAGTCCCGCCTCCTTGGCCCGCCGTAGGGCGGCGTAGGCTCCGAGCGACCTGGACGCGCCGCCCGCGAAGACGGCGGTCGCCAGGTCCGTGTAGTCCACCGGCGTGTCCGTCAGGATACCCCCGATCGTCAGGCGGTCGGGTCGCTGGATCACGTGGTCGGCCACGTTGGAGCCGTCCTCGATCGGGTGGTCGGTGACGCTCGCCTCGTGAAGGTGGCGCTCGTTCAGCGTGGCGTCGACCGTGACGCCGGCGACCACCGCCCTCCGCCTCTTGAACAGTATGCTCAGAACGCTCATCGTTCACCAGGTGAGTTGAAGAAAGTCAAGTAAACCCCACGAGTTACGGGGTCGGGAACGCGGCCTGCGCCGATCGCGCGATCGCGTCCCACTCCTCGCGCACCGCCCGCCGGGCGGCCTGGTCGAGCGCCTCGACCTGCTCGTCGGGGGTCCCCGCCGGGACCTGCATCTCGATCGTCGAGTTGACGTTGAGGTTGGAGGTCCCGCCCGCGGGGGACGGAGACGCTCCCGCCGGGGTCACCCCGTCGAGGGCTCCACCGGCGCCCTCCTCGCCACCGAGGCCGAGCATCCCGCCGATCCAGCTGTCCGCCGCCCGGTCGATGATCGGCTGCACGTGCTCGTTCCACTGCCCGACGATGAAGTCGAACGCGGACTTGAAGGCGTTCTTGATGCCCCGGCCGATGACCTGCCACCCCTTCTTCTGCTTCGTCCAGAAGTCGTCGAAGAAGTCCCCGAGCTGGTGCCAGTACTTCACCAGTAGGTGGGTCCAGATCACGATCGGGATCAGGAGGAGGAGGAGCGGGGCGAACGCAACGACGTTGATCGCCGCGATCACGGCGAGGACCGTCAGAACGGCCTTCGTCCCGACCTCTAATTTCTTGAACCACTCTACGAGCTCCCCCGTCAGCGACTTCCCGCCCTGGGCGAAGCGGACCACGTCCTCGATCAGGAGCACTAGCGCGGCGATCGCCGCCGCGATCGCGATCGGGATCAGCATTATCTTCAAGTTCGCCAGTAGCGCGGCGGCGCCGAGCGCCTTGTAGGACGCGATCAGCGAAATGATTACGGCCTTCATCGATATGAGGGCGGTGACCGCCTGGACGAGCGCGAGGAATGCTAGGGCGTAGGCTACCCGCCGGATGACGGACTCGAGCCCGCCGAACCAGCCGACGACCGTCCTGGTCGTCTTCCAGACGGCGGTGAGGATGCTCCAGACGTTTCCCAGGAAGTCAACGATGATCGCGAGCCAACGATCGATCTTGGGCTTGAGCATGGCCCGGTTGGCCACGACCCACTTCCAGAAGGCGGTCGCGACCTTCGTGATGATGGGGATGAGGTAGGTGCCGGCGATCATCTTGATCCCGCGGATCGCCATCTTCGCCCGAGTCATCTCGTCGACGAACAGCTCGCTCTGCTTCAGCGTGTCCTCGTCGAGGACGATGCCGAGCTCCCACGCCTCCCTCCGGAGCCGCTCCATCTCGTCGGCGCCGGTGTTGAGCATGTTGATCATCTGCGCGCCGGAGCGACCCATCGTCTCCATCGCGATGGCGGTCTTCAGCGGCCCGTCGGGCATGTCCTTGAACCGCTCGGCCATCTCTCCCAGAATGACGTCGGTGGGCTTGAGCCTCCCCCCGGCGTCCGTGACCGAGATCCCGAGCTCGTCGAAAGCGTCCTTGCTCTCGGCGATCCCGTCGCGGGCGTCCTTCATCCTGCGCGCGAGGATCCCCGCCACGGCGGCGAACTGCCCCTGCGACACCCCGCCGATGTTGGCCGCGTGCGCCATCTCCTGGAAGGCCTCGGCGGTCATGCCGGCGCGCCGGGCCGTCTTGATGGCCTCGTCGCCGGCTTTCGCGGTGGATTGGGCGATCTTGTAGAGGCCTAGCGCCGCCGCGCCGGACAGGGCGGCCACGGCCGCGATCCCCTTCTTCAGGCGCCCGACGCTCTTCTCCATCCGGTCCAGCGGGCGCTGGTCGACGTTGAAGCCCCACTTGGTTATGAGCTCGCGCACGACCGGCATCAGCGTCTCCTCCTGCTAGGTCTGGGAGGGCGCGGCGTCTTGATCCTGGGCTGGAGCTCCTCCTGGATGTCCAGCGCCTCGTTCGCGTCGACCAGATCTGTGAGTGACCAGTGCACGTCCATCTCCTGCAGGGTGGCCTTGCCGCTCAGCCAGACTCGCCAGACGGGCCAGGGGAGGGTTGTTTCGACCTTGACCCGCTGCCCATCTTCGATAGGACGCCGCCGACGTCGACGCCGCCCTCGGGAAAAAAATCGCGGTAGTTCACCTCCAGCACGAACCCCAGGACCTTGAACAGGTGCCCCAGGCGTCCGGCGAAGTACGTGTCGAACACGCGCCCCACGACGACGGCCTTGCCCTCCAGGGTGGAGTGCGTGTGTTCAAGGAGGGACTTGACGAGGGTCTCGACCTCGGCCTCGTCGAGCTTCGCGACGAGCGCCTTGACGGCCTTCGACAGGAAGGGGATGACCGCGCCGACCGCGTCGGAGACGTCCATGTCGAGGAAGCCGCCGAGGTCGTCGATCTCGCCGACGACGCCGGCGGCCTCGGTCAGGGGCTCTCCCAGCAGCCGGGTTAGGGTGGTGAGGTGGCGGAGCGCCTGGGTGGCCGGGAATTGCGTTACTTCATACAGCTCTCCATCGATCGTTCTGGTCAGCGTCTGAACGCCCATTCGGATCCTCCATGGTGGTCACGGGATCAGTTGCCGCCGACGAAGATGTCCATCTCGCCGGTGTCGAAGATCCACTCCCTCTCGCCGATCTCCCCGCCCTCCTCTACCGCGGGAGGCTTCCTGATCCAGGCGTATTCAGATGCGATCAACGTGGTGCCGAGTCCGTCCTTGATCATGATGGGCCGCATCCCCGCGTTCGCCACCTCGTCCTCGACCATGATCGATGAGAGTACGTCGTTCGAGGAGGACGTCTGCGAGAGCCGCACGGTCACGCTCCCGGCCCGGTTGTTGCTCTTGGCCCTGGCGATCTCGCCGTCGACGCCGGTGTACTTCGACCAGCTGTCGGCGTCGCGCTCGGCGGTCACCATCGAGCCCTCGGCGAACCCGCTCAGGATCGCCTCGCCGAAGACCACCTGGACCTCCTTCGGATCGAAAGTTTTTACTTGGCTCATGTCACGACCTCCCCTTATGGCGCCGACCGGGAGGCCGGCGCTCGTTCGTTGCCTCTATCGTTACACCGACACGATGCCGGTGATGGTGACCTTGTGGATCGCCCCGGCGACGGTGGCGTTGAACTTCACGCTCCCGAGCTCCCGGTTCGCCTTGTCGGTGGACGAGATGTCGGCGATCGCCGGCACGGTCACGGAGTAGCCGAACTCTCCCCAGCTGTCCGTGTCCATCGCCAGGTGGCCGATCATGATCCCGCGCGCCATGACGGCCCGGACCGCGGCCTCGATGACGCCGATGCCGAGGGACGTGAACGGGATCTTCTTCGCGTTCACGAGCTTGCCGTACACCTCCTCGGTGATCCTGGCCTGGAGCCAGTCGACCGCGAGGATGACGTCGATGTACTCGCCCTCGGCGACCACGCCCTCCTCGGTGATGTTCACGCCTCCGATTTCGGTGTAGACGTTGCACTCGAAGGCGAGCGCGGCGGCCTTCTCCGTAGCGGTGAGCGCGACGGTCTCCACCCCGGCCAGCGTCTTGAACTTCCAGGTCGCGGCTTCCACGTCCGGATCCGCGAGCGCGACCATCTTCCCGATCCACGCCGCCTCCGGGAACGGGTCCGTGCTGGTGGCGTTGATGTGCGCGGCGCCGGAGTCCACGTCGTCGTGGTACATGACGAACGTCCGCGCGTGGGCCTGGTTGTTGAGGAGGTAGGCGACGCTGGTGGTGTCGAGGGAGTCGAGCGTGTTGGCGTCCGCGCTCGCTACCCCGCCGACCTTCTGCCTCGACTCGCACCAGTCGGCCAGGGCCCCCTGGTCGTTGGCGTACCGGCTCGTGAGCGTCACCCAGTACCAGTCGTAGGCGGACCCGAGCGTGTCGGTGTAGGACTGGATCAGCGACAGCGCGTCCTCGACGCCCTCGGCCTTGCCAGCGGCGTTCTCGGGGTCGACGTTGGTGTACGTCGCGGACCCGTGCGTGAGGGTCATCTTCGAGTCGGCGTAGATGCAGAACCCCGTGTTGGAGTCGTCGCCCACGTCCTTGTCGATGTCCAGCGTCCCGTCACCGTTGTCCGTGACCTCGACCCAGTCGGTCAGGCCGGTCTCGGAGTCGATCGCGGTCTTGATCGCGCCGGCGGTCAGGATTTCCGTCGCGAGCCCGGTCGCCGTGACGGTGTAGAACTCGCCGTCCTCGCCGCCGTAGAACTCGATCGTGTAGGTCGCCCCGATCGTGTTCGTGGTCACGTCGAGGATCACACCGTTGTGAGCCCGGTTGCCTATCGCCACGCGCGTCGGGCGCGGGTTCTGACTGAACGCCGAGTTGGCGGCGATGTAGGCGTAGTCCGTCGAGGCGAAGTCCTCGGCCACGGCGTCGATGTCGTCGTAGAACTTGATCGGCTCGGCGCTGTCGAATTTGAAGTGAGAGTCCAGGATCATCAGCGTTCCGAACCCGACCTTGCTGACGGATCGGGTCGCCCTGGTGATCGACACGTTTACGATGTCAGAGAGCGGCATAGTTGGCCTCCACGTCGAAAGTTTCGTCGTCGTTAAGCTCGTTCGTGATCGTGACCTTCTCTATCGTGCTCGGGTCGTCGGTGGCCCGCGTCGCCGAGTTGAATATGACGTCCAGGCCGGCGCGCTCCTCGAAGGACGCCGCGAGCCGCTCCGTGAGGTCGACCACGCCGTCGTCCCGGAGGGCGGCCAGGCCGACCGCCGGGGTCCAGCCGGACGGCGTGTCCATGTCCCCGTCCGTGACGGCCACGTCGAACTCGATCCCGGGGTGGGCCGTGATCGTGAAGCGGTCCGTCTCGACCGCGTCGGCCTCGGCCTCGAGCCCGTCGGGGTAGTAGCTCGGGGCGGCCAGGACGGCGGCGTTGACCTTCGCCACCAGCGCGTCGCGGATGCTCTCCTTCGTGGCCCCGACCCCGGAGTCTACGGTGGACGACTCCTCGTCCACGGACACGCCGTAGTCCGTGTCGTCGGACGCGGTCGTCACGACGACGGTGGTCTCCTGGGCCTGCTGCAGGAGCGCCCGCTTCGTCGGGGAGTACAGCGCCGAAAGGACGGCGTCGAGGTAGTCGAGGGCGCCGGGGCCGAACGTCTGACAGGAGAGCGTCAGGAGCCGCTGCCCCGCGACGTACATCTGGTTGGCCTCGCGCCTCACGACCGGCATCCGCTGGTCGTCGTGGTGTCGGCGGACGGGCCCCGCGATCACGCTGAGCGCGGCGTACGGCTTCGCCGGCCTGGGGACGTTCGCCGGGACCGCGTCGGCGACGTTCCGTCGGCCGGGCTGCCGCGCCCAGATCACCTTGTTCTCCGCCAGCCCGGAGGCCGCCGCGAACCAGGCGTGGAACACGTCCCGTATCGCGCTCGAATTCATTCCCATGATCAGCTTCCTATGATCGCGTCCTTCCGCGCGGCGACTCCCTCCCAGTGCTCGGTCGGCTCGGCCCAGTAGGCCGCCGCGACCACCACGAGCTCCTCGCTGCCGTACTCGATGACGTCCGCAGGGACCTTCGTTTCCTCGTTCTCGGTCCGGATCTCCTCGCGCGAGAACACCGAGTACCCGGCCTTGACCCGCTGCCCGCCGGGGATCTGCTGAAGCTCGTCCCCCTTGAGCGGCTGGATGCTGGCGTTAATCGTGACCTCCGTGGTCGCCGGCGCCTGGTAGATCCCCCTCGAGAACGTCCCCGCCGCCGAGGCCCGGTTCACGGTGTAGCTCGCGAACATCTCGTCCGGGATCGGGAGCTCGCCCATCAGTTCATCACCACGCGGTAGTCGGTCGCGCCCATCATGGCGCCGGTGTCGATCAACGGGTGCTCGCTCCCCTTGGCCGCGATCGTGGCCGCCGCGTTCTCCGGCGTCGTGAAGCTCTGGATCTCCTCGACCAGCCGGAGGGAGAGGTGCTCGCCGTACTGGGTCAGCGCGTCGAACATCGTCAGCTTGCCGGACTGCACCTGGTCGACCAGGCGGTTCTGGATCCGAAGGAGCTCGTTACGCCGTCGGTCGAGCATGGCCCTCATGAACGACCTGGGCGGAGCCGTCTCCGTCCCGTACTCGTTGTAGATCGCCACCTCGGCGATCGTGACGCCGGAGTCCTCGTAGGGCGTCTCGTCCCCCTTCTTGCCGAAGTATCCGATCTTGGCGTACGAGCCGTGGGCCTTCCTGGCCTGGGCGATCACGTGCTTGTACCCGAGGTCTCGGTCAGTTGTCTTCTGCGTCAACATACGTGCTCTCGTTGTCGTGCATTCCCTTGGTGAACGCCGGGGCGACTCGGTCCGAGTCGTCCTTCACGGAGTCGACGTCGTCCTGGCTGATCCCTCCGGCGTACGGCGTGTCGCTCATGTTCTCGACCAGCGCCCGGGTCCGGAGCTTGTCGGCCAGGTCGATCCAGACCTTCGCGCGCTCGCTGTAGTTGACGCTCACGCGCCCGGTGGTCTGCGAGGCCTTCCTGGCGAACCTCCTCGAGATCGCCTCGCAGGCCGCGATGGAGGCCTTGATCACGTCATCTCCGGCCTCGCTCAGGAGGTAGGCGATCTCTTCGTCGGAGACGAGCTGCTCGCTGGTCTCCGTGTCCTGGATCGTGAAGCGCACGGCGTCGCGATCGTTGGCGGACGGGTCTCCCCCGTAGGTCCAGGTCATCAGTCGATCTCGTGAACCCGCATAAGGAGCTTGACCGTCCGGGTGTCTCCGGAGTCGTTCGCGACCTTGAAGCGGCGCTGGCCGCCCGCCTGCAGGAGCATGTAGCCGCGCTCGAGCGATTCCAGGGCGAGGACCTCCTCCTCCGTCGTCGGGAGGATGCGCGACATCTCCACGTCGCCGGCGTAGTTCGACGGGTCGTGGTAGATCGAGAACGTCGCGTCGCCGGTGGCGTACTCGCTCAGGTTGTACTTCGTCGCCTCGTTCTCACCGCCGGTGTAGGTTTCACCGATCGACATGGTCGCTATCAGGTCCGCGTCGACCGTGTCGACGAAGAACGCGACGGACACGAGCGCCGCCTGTCCGAGGGAGAGCTCCCACGAGTGGTCGGCTCCGTTCGCGATCTCCCGCACCACGTCCTCGACGTGCCACGCTTTCCCCCGGATCATGCTGACGAGATCCCACGGCATCGGCCTCACGAGCCCCGTCGACCGGAGGATTTTTGCGGTCTGCTCCATGATGGTTACCCCTTGCGGGACCGGCTCTTCGCGGCCCGCTTTTTACCGGCGGCCTTCTTCTTCGCCGGTCGTTTCGCCTTCTTCGCGGCGGACGCCTTCTTCTTCGACGCCGCCTTCTTCACGGCGGACGCCTTCTTCTTCGGGGGCGCGGGCAGCGTCGACGGCTTCTCGTCCGGGGGCGGTACCAGGGGCTCCTTGAGCAGGGCCTCCTTCTCCGCGTCGTCGAGCTTCTCCTCGGCGATCCGGGCGTCGCGGGTCTCGTCGTTCTCGGCCCGCCGGGCGGCGCCCTTCTTCTCGAGCTCGGCCCGACGCTCGAGCTCCTTGGCGCTCACGCGGAGCTCCTCCCTGTCCGTCATGGGAGGCTTGATCTCCTTGGGCCTGAGCCTGCGACGCGGAGCGGCGGGCTCCTGGACTTCCGGCGGGACGTAGTCCTCCGGCTCACGCCGGAGGATGTGGTTGTCGATGAGGAGCTCGGGGTTCTGGATTTTCTCGGGCTCGACTATGGGCTGCCCCGGCTGGTAGTCGACCCCGTTGATCCGCCTGCATTGGTTGGCAACTAACATCATCCCTCCCTTGTCGTGGGGGCGGCCGCAACGACCGCCCCCGTTAGTGGTTCCGAGGAGGGACCCCAGAGACGTGCGTGCAAGGATGTCGCCGGGCGGCCCTTAGGCCACGGCCGTCGCGAAGTATGCTCCGAGGTCCGCGGCGACCAGCTTCTGGTCGTACGCCATCTCGCCCTCGATCCGATCGCAGCTGTTACGCTCGAGCCGGAACTTCTTGATGCGGCTGCCGGTCTCCTGCGCGCCGAGGTAGCCGGTCCAGCTGAACGTGTACCCGGCGCTCGGGGCGAGGATCGACGGCGCCGGCGCGGCGTAGAGGAGCAGGGCCGCCTTGCCGTAGATGAAGCTGTACGAGGCCGTGCCGCCCTGCGCCGCGCTGTTGAACACGGCCCACGGGATCAGGACCTCGTCGACCTCGAACACCTCGGCGAGCAGCTGGGGCGTGATGAGCCCCTTCTGCGTGTGCTTGTAGATGTCCGTGATGGTCGGGTGCTGCTTGAGCTGCTCCCAGACCTCGGGCCCGATGACCAGCTTGTTCGGGACGAACCCGGTGAGCTCGGCCATGGCGAGCTTCGCGGCGCTGATGTCCTGCCTCGGCGTCGAGCTGGCGTCGTCCCACTGGAGGAACTCGCCGGCGCCGGGCGCGGCGTTCACGCCGTCGTACTCGGTCGTCCAGAGGCTCGCGCCGAAGTAGGCGGTGGCCCAGTCCCTCTCCTTCTTCAGCATGAGCTTCTGGGAGGTGAACAGGGTTCCGTCGCGGTCTCCGTTGATCGGCGAGTCCTCGTTCGCGCGCACCTGGTCGGGGATGTCCTTGTGAAACGCCACGACCTTGCAGCGGTAGGACTCGGTGTTGTCGACGTTGTACCCGCTCCCCGCGGACTCGGCGGTGGGCCCCCGCTCTGCCGCCTCGTCGCGGAACCAGTCCTCCCGGTCGTACGTGAAGTACACGTCCGACTGCTTCGGGACCGGGACGCGCGGGAATACGCGGTCTGCGATGAAGTTCGTGGCCTTCTGGACGTAGGCTACGAGGATGTTCGTCAACGGTCTGTTGACGTGTACGTCACCAGGAGTCGGTTGCATGAGGTATCCTCCCTATTACCTGTTAGCGGGTCCTCGCCCGACGCTCCGCGAGGAGCGCCGGGCTGAATCGATTCTTTTGCTCGTGTGGGCTGCTAGTCCTTGTGCATAAGAATAAGCTGCAGGACGCCCGCGCCCTCGACGAAGGAGGTCACGTTCGCGACCTCGATAGAGAGAGTATCGCCGTTCGTGACCACGTTGTTGGCGGTGAATTCCGTCGCCTGTACGACGCCGCCGAGCGAGTACTGCCCGTCGAGCGTCAGGACGCCGCCCGTGCAGTTCACGGCGTTGATCTCGACGTTGAATTCCGCGTGCTTCGCGGCGGTCGTGATCGGGGTCGTACAGATCCAGTAGAGACCGACGACCTCGTACTCTCCGGACATCGGATAATTGGTCACGAGGTCCCCGTTCGCGACTGCCGACATGTCCGGGATCGGGAAGGTGAGCACGGCGACGGGCGTCGCCGATTGAGCGAGGTGCGCCACGTCGACGGAGCCGTCCGTGTAATGCTCGCTGTCGAGGGCGTCGTCGGCGATCAAGGTCCCATCGATCGCGTCGGCCGCGATGTGGGCCGTGTCGATGCTGCCGTCGACGTAGTGCTCGCTGTCGATCGAGTCGTCCGCGATCTTCGTCCCGTCCACGGCGTCGGCCGCCAGGAGCGCGGTCGTGATCTGCAGGAGACCGATGTGGGCCGTGTCGATGCTGGCATCGACGTAGTGCTCGCTGTCGATCGAGTCGTCCGCGATCTTCGTCCCGTCCACGCAGTCGGCCGCCAGGTGGGCCAGGTCGATAGAACCATCGACGTAATGCTCGCTGTCGATGCTATCGTCGGCGATCTTCGTCCCGTCGATGGCGTCGGCCGCGATCTGCGCGGTGTCGATCGAGAGGGTTCCGAGGTGCGCGGTGTCGATGGCCCCGGCGACGATGTGTTCGCTGTCGACCGCGTCGTCGGCGATGAGCGTCCCGTCGATGGCGTCGGCCGCGATGTGCGCGGTGTCGATCGAGCCGTCGGTGTAGTGCTCGCTGTCGACCGCGTCGTCGGCGATGAGCGTCCCGTCGATGGCGTCGGCCGCGATGTTCTCGGTCGTGACCACGCCGGTCCCGAGACCGAACTGGGTGATCGTCGCCACCAGGACGAGGTGGTTCTCGCCGTCGGCGCCGGCCTCGAGGGCCACGCAGGCGACGTTCGCGTCACCCGCGGCGTGGACGAACTTCCCGTTGCCGTCGGTGGTGAGGTTCCTCCCGGCGAGCACGTCGTCCCCGTACTCGGCCTTCGTGATCCCGAGGGCCATCCCGTCGCAGGCTTGTCCGAGCACCGGCTCGTTCTGCTGGATGGCGACCGTACGCTCCCCCGCGCCGGCTCGCGCGAAGTTGCCGTTGCTGTCGATCTTCAGCCCTCGGTATTGCCCGGCGCTCAGGTCGGCGGCGGCCAGTCGAGAAAAGGTGAAGATGTTGTTCATAGCATCCTCCTCATGAGTTGGTTGGTCGATCCTCGCCGGATCGGCGTTCCGTTCGTTTTATGAAAGGCGCCCGCCTACTGCGGAATCTTGGCGACGCGCTCGGCCTCGTACTTCTTGTAAAGGTCCGGCCTGGAGGCCAGCACCCTATCCACCGCCTGGGCCTGGGTCAGGCTGCCGTCCTTTTCGACGAGCCTCTCGGCCTCCTTGTTTATCTCCTCCTCGGCGCTCCCGACGAAGCCGGCGCCGCCGGAGCCGCGCTCCTTCCAGAGCTCGCTCTCCTCCATGGCCTTCTGCACGGAGCCGAAGACCTTCTCGACGGTGTCGTAGACCTCGGGAGCCTTCTCCTTGATCGCCTTCAGGACGTCGGCCAGGCCCTCCTGCTCGATGCCCGGGAGGTGGGTGAACTCCCCGGCCTTCTCGACGTACTCCTTGCGGAGCCGGATCTCGCGCTCCTCGGCGAGGTCCTTCTGGAGCTGCTCCTTCTCGATGCGGTCCTTCTCCTGGGCGTCCAGGACGGACTTGAAGAACGGGCGCTGGGCCTCGTCCACCCCGGACAGGTCCCAGGTTCCGTCCTCCTTCATGAGGGGATGCTTGCCGGCGGGCGAGTCACCGCCGGTCGGGGCGGGGTCCTTGGTCTCCTTCTTCACCGGGTCGTACCCGACCAGGTCGGCCAGGCCGTCCACGACGTCGCGGGAGATGGAGTCCTTGTGCGGCGCGAGGATCTTGGCGAGCGCGGAAACGATCGCCCGCCCCTTGTCGTCGAGCCCCTCCACCGCCTTCGAGAGCTTGGCCGCGAAGTCGGGGTCGGTCTCGAGGCTCTTCAGGATCTCGGCCTGGGTGGCGTCGTCGAACTCGCCGTTGAGCAGGGCCTTGAGGATCTTGGGGTCCATGGTCTCTCCTCCGTCTGATTTCGTTAAAAGGAATGTTCGCCGGTTGGCCGCCCTGGGGACGAGGCTCACCTTCCGAGCCTTGATGTCCGACAGCCAGTTCTTCTTCGGCATGGGGACTCTCCACAAAAAAAGGCGACCGATCCGGCGAGGCTGGAGTCCTGCCTGATCGGCCGCCTACACATCTTCTCCGGCGGCTGGAGCCCGAAATGTCTCGCCCGAGGGGGGACTGTCGCCGATCCCCCGACGGGACTTTAAACCGCAGCGCGGTTTTTATTAGCTAGGTGTATGCTAGAACGCCTCAGCTTTTTTTGTCAACCCCTCCGTCCGCCGACCCGTCGAACGGGCCCTTCGACGGGCCCTCCCTGCGGTGCTCGTGAACGCCCCGCTTGAGGTCGTGCTCCACGTCGGCCCGGAACGATCCCGTGGCCGGGCGCCCGCTCTTGTCGAAGCGAAGGACGATCGTCATGGCCGACATCCGGTAGCAGCCCGCCTCGAACGCGGACTCGATCTCCGGGCGGTGGTCCTCGATCATCTTGGCCAGGTACACCTTGATGAGGTCGGACTTCGACGGGTGCGCCACTAGGACCTCGGCGTCCGCAGGCCCGTGCCCTCGATCGAGAACCCGGTGTACTCCGCGCCCTTGATCCCGTCCCACACGTCGTCGTCGTCGGCGTGCATCATCATCAGCCAGGTCCCCTTCCGAACCTTGTGCTTGCCGAGCGGGCCCTTGATGACCAGGTCGGAGGGTGCGACGTAGCTCTCTACCGGGATCACGCCCTCGGGCGCCGGGATCGCGTGCTTCAGGTCGGTGGCCGCGCTGCCCTTGTGGAAGTAGGCGAGGTTGAACCGGTGGCACGCCTTCTCCACCTCGGCCGGCGTGTACAGGTCTCCGTCGGCGTCCTCCACCCCGGGCTCGAGCACGACGCCCAGCACCAGGCGCTGCTCGTCGTCCTTGAAGACGACCTGGATCTCCCGCTCGAAGCGGTCGGCGTGGGGATCCGCGCCGTGGACGAGCGCCTCGCAGAGCAGCCGGTCGAACTCGGCCTCGTCGGCCTTCGCCAGGTCCTCGGCCTTGAGGTAGGCGTTAGGGGTCTCCACGTGGTACCGCCCCCGGTCCATCCGCACAGCGATCGACGCGGCCTTGCTCCCGTCGTACAGGTAGTACCTCCGGCCCCACGGGTCCGTGACGCACCAGAGGCTGTCGCCCTCGTCGTTGGCGCCCGCCAGGTGGAGGTAGTGCTCGCTCGGCGCGCCGTGGAGCTCCTCCACGTCGGCCACGTAGGCGTCCCAGACGGCCTTCTGCGCCTCGGGCGCGCCCTTGGTCAGGGACTTGTGGCCCTTGATCCAAGCCCGCGCCTTGTCGACCGTCCAGCCCTTCTCCTTGGCGAAGACGTACGACTGCAGGTGGGTCGTGGTCGGGCTCGAGCCCTTCGGCGCCTTCTTCAGGCGGCCGACCACCGACTTGATGCCCTTGTCCTTCGACAGGGTGATCGTCCGGAACGAGCCCTCCTTGAACAGGTCCGGGTTCTTCATCCTCCACCGGATCGTCTTGTCGGTCTCGTCGGGCGCCGGCTTCAGGATGCTCTCCCCGTCCGCGCCGTCCGACGCCTTCATCACCCCGGCGCATTCCGGGCACTCCATTCGGTCGACGTCGGCCGCGTCGAACCCGGCGTCGGCCGCCTTGAACAGGACCGCCGACTCACAGCCCATGCAGAAGAACGTCCTGACCAGCCTCTCCGCGCCGTCATCGTCGTCGGCCTCCTTCTTCACCGGCGCCTCGGGCTCGCCGCCCATCTCCCGAATGAACTTGACGAACGCCGCCCATATTTGATTGTCCTTGACCTTGTCGCTCATGGCTCCATCCTCCGTGGTAGTTTCAGCCTCCCGGCTTGATGATACTCTTGCGCCCGACCGCGCCCTCGCCGTCGAGCATTATCCCGTGGACGATCACCCGCTCCTCCGCGAGCTTGCGCGCCTTGATCAGGCCCGCGACCACGCCCTGGTCGAACGCCGCCTTCGTCTCGACCTGCCGCCCCATGGCCGCCCCGACCCGGCAGATCATCTTCTCGTGCGCGAACGCCGCGCGCGGTCGGAGCCCGAGCCAGAGGTGTCGAAGAAGGACGGCCGCGCGCTGGAACGGACGACGCCAGCAGACGCAGCGCCCGCGCTCGTGGTCGATCCACCCGACGGCGAACCACCTCGGGCAGCGGTCCCCGTCGCGGATCTCGCGCCTGAACCAGCCGTACAGCGCCGTCAGCATGCGCCGAAGAACTCCGGTGTGTTTACCCATCGATACCTCCGTTCTCGCTAGAGCGCCTGGGAGAGGCGCTCGGTGCAGCGACACTGAGGGTGGGCCGGTGGGCCGGAGACCCCGCCCTCGTACTCCCCGTCGAGCGGCGCGGTCTGCCCGTCCAGCGGCTCGCAGACGTCGCACACCCGCTCGTCCATGGCGGTGAACCACCGGCGCCGGATCCGTGATTTATCGACGACGCCCTGCTCCTCGAGCTGGCGCCACATCTCCCGGCGCCCCTCCCCGATCGCCTTGGCGCTCTCGGTCCGCGCGATGTTGTTCGCCCGGTACCGGTGGAGCCTCTGGACGTAGCGGTCCGTGCGGGCCTGCGCCTGGGCCTTCCCGAGGCCGTCGGCCAGGAGGCGCTCCCGGAACTTGTCGGCGGCCGCCGCCTGGCGCTCGGTCAGGCCGACCAGGCCCTTGATGTGCCGCGCGTTCGCGCTCGGGTGGATCCCCGACTCGTAGGCCCTCAGGACCGACGAGCGCACGGCCTGGCGCATGTCGTGGACCCAGACCTCGACCAGCTCGGCGGAGTGGGCGCGGACGTGGTCGACGACCGCCAGCGCCATCATGTCGACGACCGTCCCGGGCGGCAGCCCGATCACGGGCTTGAGCGGCATCCCCGTCGCGGCGTTCAGGGGAACCTTCTCCTCGACGGGCGGAGCTCCGGGCGCGACGACGAACTCGGACACGCCCTGCTTGCGAACCCGGTTGAGTCCTTTCAGGTCGATGGTCGCCAGCGCGGAGTTGCCGCCCGCCCTCATGGCGTCCTGGTACGCCACCATGACAGGCCGGATCGAGGCGCGCAGCAGATCGGGGTTGATCAGGTCCTCGACGAGCGACAGGTTCTCGTCGGCCAGGGCCCGCTGGATCGGAGCGACCTTGATCGCGTCCCGCACGTCCTTGAACGCCTTCCTCAGCGCCGTCGCGATCTTCTTCTCGTGCACGCCCATGACGCTCCGGGCGGCGGCGTGCTCCTGCTCGGCGCGGGAGAGCGACCGCCGGGCCTTGTTGATCACGACCAAAAGCCCCGACCGCTTGCGAAAGATCGCCTTGCCGGGATCTCGATAAACGATCGGCACGATCAGTCCTCCTCGACGCTCTTCAGCGGCGCCTTGATCACGCCGCGCAGGTGGTTCTCGAGGGCGTCGTCAGGGAAGAGCTCCGCGCCGGCGCCCGAGAGCTTCGAGATGTACTCGCCGAGCTCCTTGATGTCCGGGATCTCGATGTCGCCGTGGACGAGGGTCGGCGCCAGGTCCGGGTGGATGTCGTTGACCCGGATCAGCCGGGGGATGGCGTAGCTGTTGTAGATCGAGGCGATGGAGTCGAGCCAGGCGCCGATCGCGACCGCGAACAGGTCCGTCTTGGAACTCGCCAGGGCGAAGCTCCCGACCTTCTCGTGGCCGAGGAGGATGAAGTCCGCGAGGACCGTCATCGCGATCCGCTGGTCGTAGCGGTTGATGATCGCGCTCGTGTCGAACTGCCGCGCGCCGCCGGTGCTCATGAGGGACAGGTCGAAGAGCTTGTTGTTCTTGTCGTCGTACCCGAGCGGCATGAGCACGCCCTCCTGGGCGTCGCGCCGGACGTTTATGACGATGTCCTTGCAGGCGTTCTTCACGGCGGTCTGGGTAGCGTCGAGGTTAGGCTGGAAGTACTCGAGGGGGAGGCCGAAGACGGGGAGCCCAGCGAGGTCGCGCTCGACGCCGATCCCCTCGACCTCCTCGAGCCGCTTCTTGAAGTACCAGGCCCGCCAGGCCGTCCGGAACACCGACTTGCCTTCTGGGTTGCCCTTGCGCGTCGTGGTCCGGAAGAGCAGCGACTTCTCGATCGGGATGTAGCGACGGTTGAAATCCGGGTACGGCCGCTGCCATAGTCCGTTCACCCCACCAGTCTCGTCGAGGTCCCACTCATCGAAGGAGTCCTGCGAGCGGCCCGGGATCTTGCGCCAGCCGATCATCCCGTCGGAGTGCTTCGACCTCAGCGTCGGGTCATTCACGTCGCCTCCGCGCCTCTTGTACACGAGCTCGTGCCACGACCACCCGTACGGGATGAAGGAAAGCGTGTCGGCGACCTGGTCCGTCCAGGACGTGCTCATGTCGTTCCGGCAGGAGTCCACGAAGGACGCGACCTCAGCGCCCTTCAGGTCGTCCGTGGCCGGGTCGACGCGCCAGGTCACGCCGCGCATCATCATCTCCACCGCGAACAGGACGGCGCCGACCGTGGCGTCGTTCGACTCCATCTCGCGGAAGATCTTCAGGCCGCGCTCGTGGGTGAGCTGCGGGAGGAACTCCTCGTAGATCAGACCGCCCATGTGCTTCAGGCCGGTCACTCCCATCTCTTCCAGGGTCAGGTTCATCGGTGCGGGCATGGTGCGTCCTCCTGTCAGCCGGGTCTCCACACGGAGGTCTGACCCAGCGAGATCGGTCCGGTGATCTTTGTCAACACCTTACGCCGTTTGAACAACCATGACAAGGCTTGCGACTGGGCGTCGACCCGATCGTTCGGCTCCCGGGGGAAGCGGGCGTGCTCCTCGATGAAGCCGTGCACGAACGTCGGCTTCTTCCCGTCGAGGTGTCTGTGCTCCACGTTCGGGTCCGGGAGGAGCACGTCCCCGGCCTCCACGAACGGCGCCGTGGCCTCCCCGCGCGCCTTCTTGTCTCCCCTCCCGGCGACCGAGATCGCGATGAACCCGCCTATGTCGTCCGTGAGGTCGGAGATGATCGCGGGCCCGTTGGCGGCGTCCTCGACGAGCTTCGTCTTCGCGGCCTCGTGCGCGCCGGAGAAGGTCTTGACCGCCGTCTTGGTGGCGGCGTACGACATCTGCGCCCGGACCTCGTCCAGGAGGAACGCCTTGGGCCCCTTGCGCCCCCAGACGTGCCCGACCACGAAGGACGAGTCCTTGGTCTCCTTGAACGACATGTCCCACGACTGGATGATCACGTCGAAGTCCTCGGGGAGTACCCGGTAGAACTTCCACCAGTCCCTCTTGTAGATCCGACCGGCGGCCTCGGGCGGGCGCTGCTGGTAGACCGTCTCCCAGACGCGCGAGCCGACCAGCTTCTTAATGACCTCGAGCGCGGCGGAGTCGTACCGCTCCGGACACAGCGGCTCCCCTGGCGCCCTCCCGAGCGGGTCCGGCTCGTCCACGTCGTCGTAGGCGACCGCCGGGATCGAGATCTGGTTCCAGAGCTCCGGCTGCTCGGCCATGATCCAGGCCGGAAGGTCGTCCCCGCCCCAGCGGTTCATGAGCAGGATCACGGTCGCGCCCGGCTCGAGTCGCGGCAGGAGGACGGAGGCCCACCAGAATCGCAGCGTCTTGTTGTAGGCGTCCGACTGGGCCTGCTCCCAGTCCTTGTAAGCGTCGTCCACGATGACCAGGTCGCCGCCGCGCCCGACGATGGAGGAACCCACGCCGGCGGCCCTCATCCCCCCGCCGTCGACGGTCTCCCAGTCGTTGCTCGCGCGAACGTCGGCGCGGACCTTCGCCCAGGAGTCGGGGTGCGCCTCGTGGAGGTCTCGGATCTGACGGGAGAACTTGGTGGGCAGCCCGGCCTCGTAGGAGGCCTCTATCACGCGGCGCTCGGGGAACAGGTCGAGGAACCACGACGGCGTCCACGTGGAGAACAGCTCGGACTTGCCGTGGCGGGTGGGGATGTTGATGATGATGTGGCCGCCGCCGGAGAGGATCACCTCCCGGGTCAGCGACGCGGCGGCGCGCTGCCACGCGTACGGCGTCCAGCGGCCGCCCGACATGTGGTGCGCGTATCCGGTGATGGTGTTGCGCCACCGGTCGTCGGCGGCCACGCCGCGGAGCCCGGCGGTCATGTCGCGTCCGTTCCCCTTATATAGGGAGCGTTCTCCGTTTCAGAAACGAACGGCACGGCGCCGTATACACCAGCACTTTCACGACTCGTCTTCGTGTTCGGCGCCAAGAGGCTCCTCCGTGACTCCGTCGTCTCCCAGGACGTGGGAGATCTTCTCCATGGCCTTGCGCCCCTCCGGATCCGCGAGGACTTTCCGCAGGCGCGCCCGACGCTCGGCCACGTCGCGCATCTTGTCGCCCGTAAGGTCGTCGGGCGGGTCTCGGTCGGCCGCCAGGCTCTTGAGCTCGAAGGCGAGTCGGGCCATGTTGACGATCGTGTTGAAGTTCCACTTGCCCGGCTCGACGATCTGGATCTCACGACCGTTCTCCACCTCCCTCCGGACGCGCCCGACGGGGAACTCGAGCATGCGCTGCGCCTTCTCCAGGAGGGCGTCCCCCACGTCGGTCATCTCGATCGGCAGCCGGCGGGCCCACTCCTCGGCCTGGTCCTCGATCGCGCTCTCCCGGGCGGCCTGCTGGAGGGAGCGCATGTGGTCGAGGTAGGCGTCGGCGCGCTTGACCCACTCGAAGCGGGTCGACCACTTGGTGAAGGTCCCGGACGGGCGCCTTCCCCTCGCCCCCTTGTTGCCCGAGCAGTAGAGCTTGATCCACGTCCTCCGGATCGACCTCTTGCACGACTCCCCCTTCTCCTCGTCCCACCCGGAGTCCCGGTAGGAGCAGAACGCCCTGTACGCCTCTTCCGCCTCCCCCGGCTGCCGGTCCCAGGGCTGGAGCAGCCCGTCGACGGCCTCTCGGTCGTTGCTCATCGTTGCCCCCTCACTTCAGCGCGACCCAGCCGGCGAAGTTCATCCACCGCCAGAAGCAGTCGATGACGGAGAACCCGGCGGCCCGGAGGAACTCCTCGTTCATCCTGGCCGTCACGGGGACGAGCACGCCCTCGAGGGCGAGCTTCTTCCGCTCGATCTCGTCGGCGCCGTACCCGTGCCGCTTCTTCATGGCCAGGTAGCGGTCAACGAAGGCCGCGTCGATCTCCGCGTCGTTGCCGAGGACCTTCTCCACGAGG